CCCTACCTGAGGGTCACTCTCAGGATTAATATCTTGGGTAAGATATTTATTAATAAAACTACTTTTCAAAGATTCATAAGTATGTAACTCGTTATCTTCAAAATGATGTAATAGTTTGTGCTTTTTAGCTATTTCAATGAGTTGCACTCTTTTCTCATTAAAATGTTCTTTACCATAAAAGAACCATTCACGCAAAACACAATCAATTGCTTGTGCTGAATGTTGTTCTCTAGTCAATTCTTTACTCCGCAAAGCAGAGTGTAAAGTTTTAAAAAGAGAAAGCTCCTCAATAGGAGCTATATATAGACCAAATTCATCAGAGAATTTGAAACTTCCCTTTAAAAAAGAAGTTTCATTTAAACTAATAAACGGCCTAGATATGGTAGATTTATCTGCCATGGTATATTTAATATCATAGTCTGCTAAAACTTCTGATATTCTAGTATGATTAAATTCAGGTCTGTCCACAGAAACAGACATTATGTTATCATCACCATAAGTCATTAATGATACATGATCCTTAAAACAAGACATATTATCAAATTCATAAATATGATAATAAGCAAATCTCATATATAAAGAATTACATATACTATTAGTAAATACTGTGAGAGGATGACCAGATGGATTCGAACCATGAATCTGTATAAATTCACCATTGTATTCATAAATAGGATAACACATTTCTGTAGCCAACCCTTGCATAATAATGATCTGATCATCTGAATATCCGGCTATGCGTGCTAAATCAATCAAAATACTAAATGAAGCTAACATTAAGGCCGCTGGCATAGTAGAATCATAATCAGAATAATCTCCAGCAACCATATTATTTTCTCCAAACCTTATAATATGTCGTGCTAATCTATCCCAATCTCCTCCATGAGCATTTACTCCAACAGCACACTCAAATACTTCATTATTTTCCATAATCAACTTACAGAAAGGTAAAAAATATTTACGAATTAAAATGGAAGCAGCCAAAGGAGAACCACAAAAAACTCTTGTTTTAAGTTTGGTAATTTTTGTCGGCTCATCTTTAAGACAAGCAGTGAATTGCAAATATACTCTATTACCACGCAAGAGTTCACTTTTGATTCTTTCTACTTCATCCCATATATAATCAGGTGCAATGATAGGTTGAGATATTCCCTTAATTGGTATATTAGATCTAACCAAAATCTTATTCTTTGCCTTATTAATTGGTGCACCACATGATGATTTCATATTAACACTATCAATTCCATAGACTCCATCTGCTCCCGATAAAGCAGCTTCATCTGAAAGAGGAGATATTCGTTTAATCCTTTCAAGAGGAATATTGGAAAGAATAGTGGCTTGATAATCTTTAACGGCACACACAACCATAGTAGGACTCAATTCTTTAGGATGTGTCATATTACTCAGATCTCTCTGCCAAGTTTGCCAACCTTTCAAATTAGGAGGAGGACCCCAAATATTTGGTTGTCCCATAATTTCTTCAACAGAATTAGAGATTAAAGAAGGCTCTACATCAGATTTATATGTTTTTCTTTCTCCACTATGTCTACCCATAGCCCTAAAGATAGCACCTTCTGGTTGATAATTTAGAGGACTTTTATTATGAATTTCTCCAACTAAACTTACATTCTTATATGGTCCAACGTCATTCAACAACAAATCTCCAGTGTTATGAGAAATCAATACACCTGTTCTAAGAGACAGAGCATTACATGCTTCTAACAACTGAGCTTGAGTGACTGTAGTTGCAGCTCCAATATGTCCACCAGTATTTCCAGCAAAATGAAAGCCTAATATAACAGGACCAATTTCATCAGCAACTAAAGTAGCCATACACAATCCTTTATATGTTGGAATCTCAGTTTTATATCCATACCCTATAACATTTATATCTCCAGTACTATTAAAACCAGGTTTAGCATTTATAAGTTGAGTAATTATTTTCCCATCATCATTGCGATTTATTAAAGTTGCAGGGGTTTTGACATTTTTAAACTCCATTGGAAAATAATCCAACATGTTTTTATTATCTCCTCCAGTAGGGACATATATTAGTGCCAAATCTGTATCTGGTATATGTATGGTATGATATGGTGAAATTCTTGTTGAAAAATTTCCTCCTTGCAAAGATGGATCATGTCTTATGAATTTAGCTTGCAATTCACTATTATCATTTAGGGCATGGTTATTTATCAACCACAAATTACTTTTTAGAGGAAAAGCATTACTAAAATACTTCTTACCAGTAGACAGGACAGTGTATTCAAAATAAGCTAAATTATCAGAAACCATTTTAACTAAGTTTTGAGATGTTGTTGTCCAACTCTTAGTTGATCTAGGGATTTGAGTCAAATATGGTTTCTTCCACTCGTTTTGTGGTTTTTCATTAGGTTGTGGAGATGGAGTAACGCATTCACTTCCTTGAATTCTAAGAATATTATATGCTCTAACTAAATCATATATTTTCTTTATGGCAACAACGGAAATCACTCCATATGTTCCAATTTTAATATATTTTCTAGCTTTTTCAGTATTATATTTAGAGTATAATAAGAGAG